AATTTTTTCTTCTTTAACTAAGAAAGGTCTATAAGATATTTCCCTTCCTGATGATGGAATATTTAATGTATACTGAGGTACTGCTATTGTAGGTAATGCCATTTCATTCACTCCTTTTATAAAATAATGATATTTTAACCGTTATTGAAGAATTGATCTAGTGATTGAACAGCCGGTAAATTGTTCAATTGTTTTTTTATAATACTACCAAATTTAGGTGTACTAAAAGAAGAAAATGTATTTGCTAATTTTCCTCCTATTTCTTTAAATCCACTAAGAGCACCTTCTGTTCCTCCTTGTCGATCTCTTGAAGACTTAGCTGTATAGTCTTCATACGTTGCCCAACGGAATTGTATATCCGTTGTCATTTTTTGTATTCCTGTTGTTTCGTGTCCAAGTGATAAAGATGATATTGATTTAGGATATGCATCAATCAATTTAACTTTCATCATAATTGATATATTGTCATTGTACTTTTATATTCATCATAATAATCTACACGACCTTGTTTATACATACCACTCATCCAATCATTAAAGAAATTAAATTCATGCATTTTATCACTCATATAAAAACCTAATGTTATAGGATTTTCAGGAAGCTTTTCATAAACATATTCTTTTGCAATTCCATAAGTCTTATGTGGCTTAGTTGCCATAGTATAACCAGGAATAGAAAGAGATTCACAATTCAACATTATACTTTTTAAGCGATCAGAACTATATGAAGTAAACATTTCTTTTGGTGGAGTAATAAGAATACGATACAAATAAGGTCGTGAAAACAAACCACTTTTTGTAACATTTGCCATCATTGTGTTTATACTATTATTTGGTGTCTTTATTTCTTTAAATTTATCTGTAATGGACTTTGGTGTTACTTCACTATCACGACCAACACCAAAAGGTATATTGGCACCAATAGTGAATCCACCTACTTTGAATCGTCCACCTATGTTAAATGACATTTTTTATCCTCTCCCTGATTTTCTTATTTCTTTTAATGATTCTTTCCAAACTCTTTCGGGACTATATATTCCCATTGATGGTGTAACAAATTTTTCTACTTTAGGTTGTTGTAAAATCTGATCCCAATCACCTGTATCTATTTTTATTACTTTCCCACCTCTTATGTTTTTCATTTTATAGTGTCTGTAACATACACGAGCAGGCCTATATTTTCTTACTTTCCACATAAAGTTTAAAAAGTATTTAGAAAATGCTACTGGTGATTTATATAAGTCTGGACTAAGACCTCTCAATTCATTCAATAGGGACACTCTCATTGTTGGTGGTAAATAATGAAAATCGAGTCCACGGAAAAGACTATCACCACCAGCCCCTCCATCAGACATTGCAGAAGCACCTTTAAACTCTGGTACTTTACCTAATGAAAATACTAATGGGTACATGTTGTAAAATCTATTAGTAGGTTCATTTGTAATATATTTAAAGAAATATAATTTAGCAGAGTAAATTCTTGCTACTCTTTGTCCCTTTATCTTATTTATAGATTCCATGTATATATTTATAATAGTTTTTTAGATTTCCTGGATGGTATATCTAGTTCCTTCTCTGTTAAAATTACAAATTCCCATCCACGTTTCTCTGCCCATTTACGAGCTGCCTTCCATTTAGCCTGATTCATTAAGAAGGATTTAAGATTTTTGACATAAGCTGGAGTCTGTTTTTTAGGTTTCCTTGGTGGTTTACATTGAACTGCTGGTTTCACTTCAATAATAAACTTTTTATGTTCACCTGTAGTCGATTGTACTTTAACGTAGAAATCTACAAAATAACGTCTAGTTTTCTTCTCTACTGGACTATAATAGGGTATGACTATATTCTCTGATGCCCATTCAAGTACACTAGGAGCTCTATCTAGGTATTTCATATATTTCAATTCCCAAGTTGAGCGGTACTCACATTCTTGGAGATTTGCAACATATTTTTCTTTATTTTGTACTACATATCTACCAACTCTGGGCCATTTTTGTTTTTTCTTCATTGAAACTCTTATAAATATAGTTATAATAAGTATTTATACAGGGACAGAGAAAAATCATGAACAATAAATTTAGTTTTGGGTTAGGAAAGTTTTTTGCTGATTCAGATGATCATCCAGGAAATAATTCCGAGAAAAGAGTTTCATCTAGTGGTAGATATGGAGATAAAGATGGTCTACCAACGTATAGATACCCTATATATATTGACAATTGGAATGGAGATGACGAAACACCAGTAATGCACGAATGTATTCATTTTACAGCTATAAAACAAGGTGGAATTTCTTTAAAGAAACCAGCAGATAGAGCTAGTGCACAAGCAGCAGCAGATGCACAAGTTGATAATACAATAATAAGAGACAAATCTGGTATAGGAAATGGAAGTTCAGGTTCGTTTGTTGCTGAAGGTTTGAGTGGACTTATTCCAACTGCTCAACTCCAAGAGATACTAACAGCATCTTCAGGGATATCTAATGCACAAAAGGAACTTCGAGCAGACAATGGTGATTCTAAGTCTATTATTGATAATTTAATAACTAAAACACCAAAAATTGATAAGTTTGTTGGTGGTCAACTTAAAAATATACAAGCAGGTGCAAAAAATCAAGAACATTGTTTTTTATATATGCCAGCTTCTTTAACCTCTTCGGATGGTGCTCAATGGGGAGCAGAAGGACTTGGTGCAGCAGGAAACGCTATTAAGCAAACACTCCGAAAAGAAGGTAATGTTGATGACATATTGAAAAACTTTTCTGGTGGTGCCGTAGCTATGCTTGGACAAGCAGTAGCAATTGCTGCAGGAGCTGCTGCAGCAGGACCATTAGGAGCAGTTGGTGCTGCAGCTTTGTTACCAGGTATAGGTGGTGGTTTAAGAGCAGCAGGAAGATTTGCACAAAATCCTTATGAAGAACAATTGTTTAATGGAATAGGTTATAGAGAGTTTCAATTTGAATTTTCATTAGCACCTTCTAATGAAGCAGAAGGTATACAGATTGATAAGATTATTAAAATGTTTAGAACAAACTCAAGACCAAATTTTGTTGATGGTGCTTTAGGTGAAGGTCTTTATACTTTTCCTAATGAATTTGGTATAGAATTTCTTATGCATCATAACGGTGTATTGAGTCAAAATACATTTTTACCAAAAATTCATAATTGTGTTTGTACTAATGTAACTACTAATTTTGCACCTGAAGGGTTTTGGGTAGCGTTAAGAGATGGGAGACCTGTTTCTTATACTCTTAGTTTAGCATTTACAGAAACTAAAAAACTTACGCAAGAAGACATAAAGGTTGGGTATTAATATGGCATATTTTACATATTTTAAAACAATGGGTTATGATGTTCGAGGAAGTACACAAAAACGCGAAGTTGATGCTGTAACTAATATACTTCAACGAGTTCGTTTAAAGTTAGATCATGTAAAATATAGAGCGTTATTTGCACAACATATAATCATTGATGGTGAGACACCAGAATTTCTAGCATATACATTTTACGGTGATTCTACATTACATTGGGTTATTTTATATGCACATCAGGTAACTAATCCATACTATGATTGGCCTTTAACATATCAAGATTTATCAAAATATGTTACTAAAAAATATGGTGTTGGTAATGAATATAATTCTAACCGTTATGAAGACCAAGATAATTATGTGGTAGATTCAACTGTACCTGGTGCAGTCTCTGTTAGTAATTTCATGTATGAAGAGCGATTGAATGATGATAAAAGACAACTAACGGTTATTAGGCCAGACTATGTTAGTGAAGTTGTTAATGAATTTAGATCCCTGTTGAAATAAAATTATGCTAGAACAACACAGTCCCTCCGAGTTACGGATAGATTTCATGGAATTGATTACACCATTAGGTGTATTCGATCTAAAAAGTAATGGTTGGGTAGTCTTTAATCTGTATGAAGATATATTCCTAGATAACATCACTGCAGATGTTATGATGAATGATTCGATGAATCTTCCTGAGAAACTTCCGATATTAGGAGAAGAATATCTTAATTTTGAAATTTCTTCTAAGTCACTTGAAGGTGAAGGAACTTCAATAATGCCTGGTCCATTGTATACTACAGCTATAACCAAAAGGAATCTGGTTAAAGATAGACAACAATTGTATATGTTGCATCTTACTTCTGAACAAGATGTTGTTAATAGTAATACCACTATTAGTCAATCTTTTCGTGGAAAGAAAATTAGTGAAATTGCTGATGAAATATTAAATGATTATATTGATCCAACCAATTCTGGAAATGATTTTGTTATAGAAGATACTGTTGGTATTGAAAATATTGTAATACCAGGTTGGAAACCATTTAAAGCACTTAATTGGTTAGCTCAAAGAGCTATTAATAAAAATGGTGTGCCAAATTATTT